AGAGAACAAAAAGCCCTATTTGATAAGGCTTTTTTTACGGCTTTCTTTTTTTTAAACTTTCCCATACAATTAAGTCATGGAAATAATACACGCACAGTTTAGAGACAGAATGACGTATGACGGCAAATCAAAAACCGCCATATCCGTGCGTGATGGATTCCTTGAGTATGCAGGGCATGAGATTGGCAAAGAGCCAAGTGATAAAATTTTTAAAGTGTACCGTTCACCCGCCACAATTGCGAATGTTGCGGGCATGATGAAAGGTATTCCATTGACGGATGACCATGTTGACCTTGATGAGCCAGTGACGGAGTCGCGTGGTAAAGTCACAAATGCCACAATGGTTGATTTTAATGATGAATCAACGCACAGTAAGTTGGCAATCAAAAATTCCATTGACGTAGACGATGAGGCAGGTAAGATTTTACAATCAGGCAAGCGTGAGTTATCATTGGGATATACGGGCGTTTTGTTTGAGTATGACGGGGATGAGTACGATTTTGAACAAAAAGACATATCACCTCACCATTTGGCGATTGTTGACCAAGGGCGTTGTGGCTCAATGTGTAGCTTTATAGACAGAAAAACAAAGGAAACTGAAATGAAAAATAAATATCATAAATTATTCTTGGATGCTCAAGGCACACCAAACATGCAAGAGATTGTTGACATGACAATTGCCTTGCCAGATGCAATCAAGGCAATGCCGATTGATGAGTTGAAAAAACTTGCGCCAAAATTACAGGCTATTATTGCCAACGCAGGTATTGGCGAGCCAAAGGTTGAGGAAGTTGAAACCGAAACAGCCGATATGGACGGTGATGAAACTGAAATTTCAGATGAGGATGAAGTTGTAAAAACTGAAACCACAGATGAGGGTGATGAGGTCGAAACCAAGGATGAGGATGAAACAGCCAAAGATAAAACAGCGTATAAAGATACAGCGCAGTTTAAAGATGCGGTTGCCAAGGCGGTTGACGCTCAATTGAAAGAGCACACGGATGTCATTGTGAAAGCCCGTGATTTTGTTGATGAAAAATATGATTTCAAAGGCAAGGGCACAAAGCAAATCATGCGTGATGCGCTTGCGGTTGAACACGGCACTCAAAGTTTTGCGGATGCAGAGTTGCCAGTTGCTTTCAAGTTGTTGAAACAATCCACAGGCAAATATGCCAATTTTGCGGATGGTGACAATAAAACAAAACTGGATACCTTGAAGGGCAAGGAACTTTAATTAACAGAAAAAAGGAATAATAAAATGGCATTTGGTACAGGTTATTTGAAAGACTTTAATGAGGTCGGTGCGGGTGAAGAATACGGGGTAAATAACCGTGTATTGGGACACCGTACATATGAGGACAAGTTGGTTGTTGGACGCTTTGCAAAGGTTGCAAGTGGCAGTTTAGACAATCTTGATGGCACAGCGTCACCAGTGATTGCAGGGGTTGTGTTACGTTCACCAACCACAGCAGTTGAGGCAGATGGCACAATTGATGCCTCACTTACAACGGGTTCAGTGTCTTACATGCAAAATGGTTTGGTCACGGTAGCGGTCAAAACAGGTCAAACACCATCATACAAGGGCGCAGTGTTCGCATGTAATGCGGGCGATGCCAACGATGGTATGGGTGCAACGGGCGCAGAGGCAGGTGATAATGTTGCAACTGGAGCGATTTTCATTGAGGAAATTCAAACAGGTGTTTGGTTGATTGAACAAAAATAATCAAGAGATTGATTAAAACTTAAAAAGGAAAATAAAAAAATGAAAATTGGACAGATTTACAATTTAGATGCCTTTCAAGATTTTCTTGGTAGTGCATCAAAAGCGGGCTTTAAAGACAGTTATGCGGGCGTTGTGCTTGCACGCAACCTTACAGCCGTTGACCCTAAAATTTTTGAGAAAAAGTACCCTGAACTTACATTTATAAATTCAGGCATCACGGCTGATAATTCAGGCGGTTATGTTGCGCGTATTCAATCGTTGCGCTTGATTGACCAAGGTGAGTTTTCAGTCAATGGTGACAAAGATGGAAACAAAGGCAAAATCTCATTGAACGCAGAGGACAATTTCCTCGCGGTCAAAAGCCTTGAGGGTCAATCAGAGTGGACAGAAAGCGATGTGAAAACGGCTGAATTGCAAAATATCAACCTACCATCACGTTTTGTTGAAACACACAACAAGGTGTATTTACGTACAATTGATAAAGTTGGCTTGGTTGGCTATTCAGACACAAAAGGTTTGTTGAACACAACTGATTTCACAGCAACAAGTGCGGGCGGTGTGGTTTCCACATTAACAGCAATTGAGATGTATGAGGGAGTTTCGGAACTTATAGAGGCGCAAAACAACGCCGTAAACAACACAGCTGAATACAAAGCAAACCGTGTGTTGATGCCGACTCGTGTTTATAACAAGTTGAATGTCACAATGTTGAATACGGCAAATGGTTCAAGCACAGTGTTGAAAGCATTGCGTGATAATTTCCCTGAAATCACATTCACATCAACATTCCGTGCGGATACAGCCGCAAACGGTGGTGATTTGTCCGCATCGGCAACGGTTGCATACAATAACTCAAGTGATGCCATGGTGATGCGTATTCCAGTGCCGTTGCAAATCGGTAAGATTGTGCAAATCTCATCATTCCGTCACCATGTTGAAAGCATGGCACGTGTTGGTGGTTTGGATATTCTTGAGAAAACAGCAGGGCGTATTTTGACAGGATTGTAAGATACAATAAATATTGGTATGATAAAGGCGTGAGCGGATAAAACCCTCATGCCTTTTTTTAACAAAAACGGATAAGGATAAAACCATGACAAGCGAAAAAACAGACAACATTGATTTTGCAAGTGATACCGCGGGTGAGTATTGGGCACAGGTAAAAGCAGATAATGGCGATGCCGTGACAATCACAGACGTAAAAGGCACGGGCGCAAATGGCGCAATCAAGAAAGGTGATATTGATGCCTATCTTGAGGGTTTAACAGGTGATGACAATGCGGATGCCGTGGATGGGCCACAGGATGATGCACAAGCCGATACAGACACAAATGCGGACAATGAGCCACAGGATGATGATAAAGCACCTGAAACGGCAGAAAATGACGTTGCACAGAAACCAACAGCAAAGGATTTCAAAGAGATTAAGCCAATTAAGGGTAAGTCACTCATCAACAAAACTGGAAACCCATTTGAAATTGATGGTGTTCTTATTGAGCCAAATGGTGAAATTGAATTGAGCGGTGAACTTGCAAAATCAAAGCGTGTTGCACGTGCTATTGAAACAGGCGTGTTGAGCGTAAAATAATTAAACAGTAAATAAATTATATAATAGGGGTACAAAAGCAATGGCACGGATTGATGATTTTAAAACAAGGTTTCCAACCTTTAACACATCCGTTGTTGATTCGCTTTTCCCTATTATAGAGCCATTGGGTGATTTGTATTATGGCGGTGACTATGAAAACAACCGCACGGATAAAGAGGCATTTTTGCAGTTGTACGCACACCTTTTGACGATTGAGACACGCGGTAATAGTGGTTCAGTACGCAATCAGGCATCAAAGAGCGTTGGCAGTTTGTCGGTGTCATATGAGGCATCACAGACAGAAACAGGGCGCATGGGATGGTTTAACACCACAAGGTACGGGCAACAATTCGTATTCCTTACATCGGCAAATCAAGGGGCGGTATTTGTATGACAACACGCAATCCAGAGGACTCATTGAAACGCATGAAAGCCCTTGAGGATTCCATGAATAAAGCAAAGAAAAAAGCAGTTTTTGTGGGTTTACCATCGGAAAAAGTGGGTGGTGAAATTTATGGTGATGGTCAAACAATTATGACGATTGGCGCAATCCATGAATACGGTGCGGGCAACAACCCAAAGCGTAGTTTTTTACGGACTCCATTTATCATGCACAAAAAGAAAATAAATGAATTTATTGCCAAGCAATTTGAGCGCACAATTGACGGTGTAAAGGTTGATGATGCCCTTGGCATGGTTGGGGCATATTGTCGCAACATATCCGTCAAGGCGTTTACAACAAAGGGATACGGCAAGTGGAAAGCACTTGAGCCTGAAACAGTAAAACGCAAAGGCTCATCAAAGCCGTTGATTGATACAGGGACGTTGCGCAATGCAATATCATGGGTGATTCGCAATGATTGATGACATGGACATGAGTGAGGTTTTAACCGGTTTTTTACAGCCAGTGACGTTGAAAACGGTCACGGTCACATCCGTTGACTTTGTGGACACAACAACCGTCACGACTCAATCAATACAGGCGGTGGTGCAACCCGCAGATAAAGACAAACTGAACGCAGACAATATTGATTGGTCACTGGAATACCAGACCATCCACAGCAAGTCACAATTGCTTGAGGGTCAGTATGCTGAATATGCGGGCAAGGATTTCAAAATCATATCCGTGATGCCTTATGGTGATTATGGTTATTTTGAGGCGGTTGGTGAGGAAACGAAAAGAGATTTATTATGAATACGCTTGAGAAAAGTTTAAAGATGTTCGTGCGTGATGTTTTGGAATTGCCAGAGGCTCAAATCAAAAGCGGGCGTGATAATGCCGTGCAATCGAATTTTGAAACGGATTACATCGTTGTTGATGACCTTGCACCAAGTGAGCGCATAGCGGGTTCACTGGACTTTGATGGTGTGACAGAGGTGCAAACCATATCGAATGTTTACATGACAACTTTCACCATAGATTTTTATGGCGCAAACGCATATGATTATTGCAATAGGTTTGTGTTATTGGCACGCAGTCAAAAAGCATATGCATTAAAAAAGGTTTTAGGCATCGGGATTTATCAGGTATCATCAATTCAGGATTTAAAAAAATTGACCGGTCAACAATACGGGAATCGCTATCAAGTGACAATCAAGGTTGAGGATTGCAGAGCGGTTGATGTTGATACATTGAGAATTGATGAGGCGAAAATTGAAACAACCACAAGTTAAAAGGACAATAAAATGACAGCAAGTTTAAATAATGTAGTTACCGCAACACTTTTGCCAGAGGGCGTGAGCCTTGCACGGGACAATATGAATGTTGTTGCCGTTATGACATCACAATTGGGTAAGTTGAGCACAGCCAACCGATATGAGGCTTACTCACAAATTGAGAGCGTTGCCACGGACTTTGGTACATCATCGGACGTTTACCAACACGCAACGGCTTTCTTTGGCACAACGCCAAATGCGGTCAATGCAGGTGGTTTGTTTATCGTTGGGTATTGGCGTGGTGCAGATGAGGACACGGACGCAACCACGGGTGTCTTAAAGGGTGCACAGGTCAATGAGGTTGATTTGGTTGGTGAATTACAAAAGATTTCAGATGGCTCATTTGACATCACGGTTGATGGTGGAACGGCACAAAATATCACGGGGCTTGATTTCCGCACAGTGATTGAGGCAAGTGATATTGTGACATTGCTTAATGCTGAAATTACAGGCGCAACGGTTTCATATTCAAATCTTGCATTTGTTGTCACATCGGACACAACGGGTGCATCAAGTGAGGTTTCATTTGCCAGTGTGGGTGCATCGGGCACGTATGTTGGTGAATTGTTAAACCTTGCAAGCGGTACGGGCGCAGTGTCAACGGACGGGGTGGCATCGGGCACACTGGATGACGAGACAAAGGTTGATGCGGTCACAGCACTTAAATCATTGGTGAATTTCAAAGGCTTTGTTTTTGTTGATAAACCATTAAATGCAGAGGCAAAATTGTTGGCTCAATGGTGTCAGGCAAACGGCGTGCTATCATATGACGTGTTTAATCAATCAACCAACCTTGAGATTGCCACGACAAACCCCGTTTGGGACATCAAGTTGAGTGGGCTTTCAAATTATCGTTGCCTATTCTCAAAGGCGGGCAATAGACGTTTGGCAACCGCATACATGGCACGGGCACACACGGTCAACTTTAATGCTGAAAACAGCGCATTGACAATGAATTTAAAAGAATTGCCAGTGTCCGCAGAGGATTACACACAAACAGAGATTACAAAGGCAAAAAATGTTGGTTTAGATATTTACACCACATTCAAACGTGTGCCTAAAATCTTAGTGTCGGGCGCAAATGACTTTGTTGATAATCGGTACAACCTGATTGCTTATATTGATGCCGTGCAAACGGACACATTCAATTTGTTGGGCACAACCGCAACGAAAATACCGCAGACACGCAGAGGCGTAAATCAGATTGTTGACAGCCTTGAAAAGACAACACGTGGATTTGTACGTGCCGGTGTCTTTGGTGCGGGTGAATGGTCATCACCTGATACGTTTGGTGATTTGGATACATTCAAGCGCAATATCCGTGAGTTTGGGTATTATGTTCTTGCGGGGTCATTGGCAGACCAACCACAATCCGAACGGGCGCAAAGACGCTCACCCGCCATGCAAGTTGCCGTGAAAAATGCGGGCGCAATTCATAAGGTTGATGTCATCATCAATTTCAATCTGTAAATACATAATAGAAAAGGAATAATAAAATGGCAGTAATTACAAAAGATGCGGATAGTGTCACGCTTGTTTTAAATGGTCACGCTTTCACATCGTTTGGCGTTGGGGACATCATTACAATTACTCCCGTAAACCCTCAAACAAGCCAAGTCAATTCAAGTGACGGTGGTGTGTCAATCAATACACGTTCAGATGCGAATGTGTATGACCTTAAAATGACAATTCAAAAGTTTTCAGATGACGATGTGTTTTTGAATAGCATTATCAATTCAGGCACAACCATTCTCACAGGTTCAATGAAAGAAGATTTCAACAGTGACGGTACGGATGGACAGGAAAGTTGGACGCTTGAGGGCGGTTCAATCACAACCAAACCATCGGACACCAAAAACGACACGGACGGAAACGCCACACTGGAATACACAGTGAAATTCAGAAATGCAAAACGGGCACTATAAAAAGGATTGAACGGATATGGTTGATTTGAAAGAGTTGAAGGAATCACAGGCGCAAGCCCGTGAGCAAATAAAACAGTGTTTTGATGACAATGAGGCAACATTGCCAAGTGGCAACACATATACATTCACAAAGCTGAATCACAAAAGACGGTTGAAAGTGTTCACCCGTTTTCAGTTGCTTGAAAAGCATGAGTTGATGTTTTTTGACTCGCCTGATTTTGAGGTTGTTGAGAAGATTGTTGAGGAGTCCGTTTTGTTTGATGGTATGCAATTGTCAAAACTTGATGGTCATTGGGACAGACACCCACAAGACTTTTTCATGTTTTACAAAACAGCCATGGGGGTGATTTCATACCCTTTTTTGTCAGGCGCGAATTAAAACTCACATTTAATATCCGTGAGAATGACGAAGATTATATTCGCCAAAGCAATGTTTCAGATATTGACATGACAATATTCTGTTTATCAAAAAAGGGGTATGGTACTATTGATTATATTGAACAATGGGACACGCCACGTTTCCTTGATGTTCTTGAGTACGAACGTATCATTATGAATATTGAAAAACACAGGTACGATTCAGAGAGAGCAAAGGTAGGATAAAATGGCAGAGGTCACAGAGGTTGTCACAAAATTTGCCTTTGAAGGTTCAACCGCACCATTGGGTGAATACAACAAACAATTGACCGGCGCAATTAAGGGGCTTGGCGCATTTGCCACAGCAACATTTGGCGCGTTATCAGGTTTGACCATGTGGGCAGACAGTATTTTAAAATCCATTGACCCTATGGTGCAAATGTCAAGGCAGACAGGAATTTCCATTGAGAAAATTCAAGAGTTGGGTTTTGCCTCAATGGTCAATGGCGGTTCAATTGATGGCATGAGTGCATCACTTGAGGGTTTGACAGAGCGAATCGGTGAGGCCGTTGCCATGGGTACGGGTGAGGGTGTCGAGATATTTAAAAAGTTTGGAATTGACCTCAAGGACGCAAGCGGACGGGCAAAAACAGCGGATAAAATTTTTGGTGAATTGCGTGAAACCATTGTGTCTATGGAACTTGACCAAACACAGGTTTTATCTATTGCGCGAAAATTGGGAATGACAACCGAATCCGTTCAATTGTTGATGAAAACAAATGAGGAGATGGCGGTATTGCGTGAGCGTTCACGTGAGGTTGGGCAAGTGTCAACCGAAACGGCAATGGCGGCGGCGAATTACAATGATGAATTGAGTATTGCAACCCTTGCATTTAAAAATCTAAAGGTAGAGATTGCGGGCGGTTTCGCACCACAAATGACAAAATTGACAAAAGGTTTTAAGGACTTAATCGTTGTGAATAAAGAATGGTTGAGCGAGGGAATTTCAGACGGAATCACAGTGCTCATTGGTTTTGGGAAAGCTATATGGAATGTCGGCTCAATTATTGTTGATGTTATTGGCTTTTTCTTGCAATTTAAGCCCGTATTGGCAGGTGTGACAACCGCGGTTGGTGTTTTGATGGCATCGTTTTTTCCAATAACATCAATTGTTGCGTTGGTGGTTGGGCTTATCCTTGTTTTTGATGACTTGTTTACAGCGTTCGCGGGTGGAAAATCCGTCATTGGTGATTTTTTCAAAGCGTTTGGTGTTGACCTCAAGTTTGTTGGCGACTATTTGACGTGGGTTTGGGATGTCTTAAAGGCAATATTCTCATTGGATTTTGGCGCATTGGGAAAATTGGGTGAAACAGCATTTAAAAAGGTTGTTGGTGTCTTTTCACAAAGTGAGCAAACGGGTGGCGTTGGCTCATCAAGCATTGACAACCGCAGTGTCAACCAAGACATCAAGATTGATATTAAAACCGCAGACCCTCAAGAGGCGGGCAGAGCGGTGGCAGACAGTATGCAAAAGCAAATGAATGATGCTAGTGCCCAAACAGGACATGGGGGGCTTTAAATGCCGTTTTTAGAGCAACTATTGAATCGTGAGCGTTTACCGTATCCATTGCAACAAATAGGCATTGGTGGGTTTTCTTTGTTTGCACGTGTCAATGACCGCCTTACATTAAAGGCAGACAACCCAACATCATATGTTGAGGACGGTTCACCGCTCAATGACCATCGTGTTAAAAAGCCTGAATTGTTGACAATCAGTGGCTCAATCGGTGATGTGTATCAGACACCAAACACTTTGGTTGACCGCGTGCAATCCCTTGACAACAATTTGGGGCAGATAACGCAGTATTTCCCACGCTTGACACCATCACAGGCAATAAATTTCACCAAGGTTTCATCCAATGCGGTGTCACAAATAAACAAACTTGAAAACCTTATCAATGCGGGCGCACAGGCAAACAGCTTATTGGGCAATATTGACAATCTTTCAAAGCCATTGGGTGAGCAATTTTTGGATGCCATGGAAAATATACACTATGGAAGCCAACTTGTTTCAATCCAAATGCCGTACCGTATTTATGACAGCATGAGCATAAAATCAGTCATCATTGAGCGGTCAAATACAAGCGATGGTGTGACATTTACGATTGAGGCAGAGCGTTTCAGGATTGCGGATTTGAATTTTGTTGCCGTTGATAGGGTTTCAACCCGTGGAGGCGGTACGGCTGAACGGGCAGGGGCAAACCCCGCAGAGTCGTTGGGTGGTCAAGCTGATACGATAAAAGACAAGGGCGCACAAGAGGGTCGTGCCGTATCCAGTGATGAGGTTCGTTCAAGCGGGTTAAGTGATATTGCGGGGGTTTTCGGTGATTGAGATTCAAAATATAGGCAATGAGGTTTTACAACGGCATGTAATTCTGTTTCAGGAAAGTGAAATTATATTGACTTTGCGGTATTTGCCTATGGTTTCAATATGGGTTTTCAATGCTGAATATAAAGGGCGCAAGTTTAATGGCGGGAAATTGTCAGTGAAAACCCCGCATATGCTATCAAGCAACCTTCCATTTGATTTTTTGGTGACAGATAACAACGGCACAGGGTTTGACCCGATTGACCGCAATGATTTTGTCAACGGGCGATGTTCTCTTTACATGCTTGAGCCAGATGACATTGAGCGTTTGAGGGGGCAGCCAATTGAGGTTTAACCGTGATTATGAATTGACGATACAAACGGAATTGGAGCGTGCCATTGTGGTGCGCCCCCCGTTTGATATCTCTTTCAATGCGGATAAATCCACAGATAAGAGCCTCAACAAAATGAATGTCCGTGTGTTTGGATTGTCCGAATCAAACCAGTTGGCAATTGTTAAAAATGCACAGGAAAAAAAGAATTTTGAGGTGTCTTTAAAGGTTGGATATGTGGGCAGTATTGAGACAATTTTCAAGGGATATGTGAATATAGGTGAACGGTCACGCCAAGGAGCAGACTTACCTATCACAATGGAATGTATTGATGGCGGGTTTGATGCCCGTTTTTCATTCACCTCAAAGACGGTTCAAGGTAAAAGCCCAATTGACGCAATCCTTGAGGATATGCCAAACATCCGAAAAGGTAAAATTACAACACAAAAAAAACTGATTCGCCCCCGTGTGTTGGTGGGCAATTCATGGAAACTGATTCGTGAAAACCTGAATGGCGAGCAATATTTTATTGATAATGGTCAATTGAATATCCTCAAGAGCAATGAGGTTATCAATAGCTTTGTGCCAGTGGTGCAAGCCTCAACGGGTTTATTGAGCACACCAAGTCGTGAGGAAAGCAAGGTGACGTTTCAGACAACAATGAATCCATCCCTCAAGGTTGGTGGTTTGTGTGAGTTAAACTCAATTTATGCGCCCGCCTTAAATGGAATATATAAAATCAA